ATATACTGACCTTGTAGTTACCAACCTTCCCTTCCTTTTTCTATATTTATTTATTCCTTATACAAGAATCTCACGACATCGCGTCGCAAATACCGGGTAAAGCCGAGACACAAGTTGATATTGCTGCGCACAAGCCCAGTAAGCAACCCAACCACGAAACCATGGACTTTGAACATGAGAAAACCACCGGAGAGGAGAAGAAGAGATATGGCACGAAGCGTCAGCCGCTTACAGAGACCCAGCGAGAAGCTGCGTCTCAGAGGACGGCTGAACTTGCCACTAGAAGAAGGACGGCTTACAACAACCGTCGCGCTCAGGCTATCGAAAAGGAAAAACTCCGCCAAGAGGCGACCGCTAAACTAGCGGAGAACGCACCGCAATTAGCGGCTGCGCGAGAGGAGAAGAGACTGAACGAACAAGCTACCAAGACTCAATCAGTCGTCTTCTACGCTAAGCGCCTCCAAAAACGCTTAGCAGAAAACAGCAACGCAAGACCTTTGCTGGAATCAGATCTCACCATGAACCAGAAGATCTATCTATATCATAAGTATCATTTCTGCCCACACAAGAATAAGCACAACGTCGTCGTCCGCAATGACGACAAAGTCACCATTACCTGTGGCTGCGCGACATCCACCCCACGAGGTCATACCGTTTGGGACGCATGCGGCGCATGTGGCAACAGGAAGAACACCATGCATAAGAATGCATGCGGCTGCATCTACATGCTGTGCAGCCGATGTCAGCGGTCTACCTTCACATACACGAGGGAATTCGACAACGGCGTTCGTACTTACCATCAATGGTACGACAAACACACCGACAATTTCGGCACCATCGATGTCGGTGGACACACCAGCATCGACTTCACTGAGTGGCAACGAAACGTTACCTTGCCTTCAAAACTCAGGAAATCCCGAGCATCATTTTTGTCTAGTCTCAAGCCAGATCATGGCAAAGACTGGTCGAAACTGTTTAAAACCACCGGCTCGCCAATGAAAACTGTCAGTACGATAATGGAAATTGGGCCTGTCAGAGTACCCTACTCAGCGCCTGACCTCATTTCTGGTCTCATCCATGATCTTCACGCGGCAGATGCCCTGTCACGCAAAACAGACGGAGAAGACATTGTTCGAGGGAACATGGTCATGACCCGCTACTACACCACACCTGCGATTCCTAACACCACACATTTTTGTGGGTCGAAGCGCAAGAACAAGGCCATCATTTCGCGCATCCTTGTTGCGGCAGAGGTCCTCTTCCTAGAGGAGAAAATGACGCTCGAGAACCTGCGACATCTCGTCAAGAGTTACCTCGCCAACGCGCCAGCGTGCTCAGTCCACTGGGACTACCTTCAGTTCATCGGAGTTCAACCGTTTAACATCCATTCGTGGCCCTGTTACACAGTCTGGACGACTATGGAGGGTGGCGCCATGTCGGCCATCGTCACGCCAGTCAAGGCAACAGCCGATACTATAACGGCTAAAGCCAAGGAGTTCTATGGCAACTTTCAAGTTCAGGTCAGTTCAGCGAAACGATACATTTCGCGAACAATCAGAGACTCAATTCTTTCTGAGACTCTCTGCGACATGCTTGATGCCCTCAAGTACGTAGCGGGAGTTTGCTTTGATACGCTCATGGCTTTCGGACCGCTTAGGTTGTATGATCTGTACGCCTCGATCAACTCGGGGGTTATTTCTGCAACGGCGCACATTGCTGGGGCTGCTTTGGCTTTCATGACCGCGCGACAACAGAGTTACAACTCTCTTTGCGCCTACCTCATCACGATCCCACCTCACACCAGCACGGTCGACATCCGCGACCATCTCCTCAAGCGCCATTACATAGGCGCGATGCACACTGAAGTTCTCTTCGCATTGAAGAAACTTCCGTACAGGGGTAATGAGAACGTCCAATTTATCAGAGCGACCGTCGAGGCTATGCAACGCACCGAAGCGGCACCTAAGTTTGTTGATTCTCTCTCAGGAGAATTTGTACGAACCTTCATGGAATCAGGGACTGACACCATAACCCTCATTCTTGGGTCCATCAAGTCGTTTCTCCAGAACATCCCGTCAGTGTTCGCCAATTTCATAAATCCTATAAATGATCTTTTCAAGAAGTACTTGCCATTGCTATCTGGCATCAAGTCACTTGATGCGATTCGCAAAATGATCAGCGATTCAATCATGTATTTGGTCGACTGGGTTTACGGAAAGACCCTTTCCAACAAGCAGTGGCTCGAGAAGGAGATGCACGTGGCGGACTCACCAATTCATAAGATGGTGAGCTGCTACATTTCGTACAACTCCCTGCTTCTGGACCCCAAGAAGCCGAGTAATGAAGATGAGAAAAACAAGAACATTCGAGTCAGTGAACTAAGACGCCAATTCTACGTTGAAGTCTCGAACGCCATCAACTACGTCACCGAACAGAAACGGCTTGGAACTGATTGGCTTACTCTCCAGAAGGGACTTGAAAACGGCATGAACACGCCGCCACCACCCAGTTCTCGCGAAAATGAGCCGGTCCTACTCTACATGTCAGGGCCCCCAGGCACAGGCAAGTCAACAATCTGGCGAGTCATCGTCTCCGAACGTTTCGGCAAAGCCAACATGGATGCCAAAGACGTCCTGGCCAAAGTAGATAAGTCTACTCATGTCTGGAACTCGTCCTCTCAATATCAGACGGGAATGTCAGATAAGAAAATCGTCTTGTACGATGATTTCATGCAAGACCCATCAAACATCGAAGAGATACTCAGCACAATCAATTTGTGCACGGCGGCCCCTTTTCCCATTAACACCCCGGCCATCACGGGCCTCGAAGTCAAGGGTCAGTATGCTGAACCCGACATTTTGGTTGTGTGCTCGAACCTACTGCCCAAGAAAGCGGCTGCTTTCCTAGCAGATTCAGAGGCCTTCATCCGCCGAATCGATCTACAACTCGAGGTCGTCGCCCAATACGACGAGCACAAACCAGATGCTAAGATCGTCAAAGTCGTCAGGTGCAATCGCTACCGAGACATGATCGGTGTCGCGTTGAGTCTGAATGAAGCTCGAACACTCTTCACCATCATTGAAGACAACAAGAGAACGGCCCTTTCGAACGTGCGCGATAAACTCGCAAAAGCCATCAGCAGAGAGTTCGAAATCGTCTTCGAACCTGGAAAACTGGTTGATGCCAAAGCGAACATCTGGCAAAAAGACCAAAGCCTTGTTCGCGACATGGAAGCTTTCCTTCTCAAGCGGGGAGCTCCGCCAGTCGCAGCAGCCCTCTTTCCCCGTGAATGTCTGTTTGCAACATCAGACACCATCGGCGGTGAACGTCGAGATGAGGTGGAGCTGTACAGCAGAATCCATCTCAAACCCCCCATCAATCCGATGAATCCTACTCTCATCGAAGAGGTCTCCTCTGACGAAGATGAATATGAGGATTCTTTTGAAAAGACGACGCGGCGGACAGAAGCCGAAGCCGAGTTCCCGCTCTCCATTGGCGAGTGCCTCCTTTTAGGAGTCAGCGTCACGGGCCAGACGACCACCTTGCTGTCAGCCGTTTATGCGCTGAGAACTCTGGGAGCTTTTGGCTACCACGTCTACAATGACGGGCTGTCGTATGCTCTGATCCGCAACACTGTGTACAAGATAGGAGGTTCTATAGCATATGGCTTCCTGGGATTTTGTGCAGTTGTCGGAGCTATGAAGCTCTTCATGAAAGTCCAAGACACAAAACATGAGTCAGGGAACACGCGCACCGCAAAGCGGCTTACCCACGTCGTCACAGTCCCCCAGAGTGGAGTGCCAAGCGATCTTGACATCACCTTCAAGAACGCCACTGGGACGGTAAAAAACCTGGACGCCAACACTCAGCTTAACTGCCTCTTCATCGGCGGAACATTCATCCTCCTACCCCTTCACTTTTTCAGAGACGAGTGTGGAGACTATATCCCCACCGGTACCAAGATCAAGATCCTCAAGTCTACCTGGAATGGTGCAGCGCGGATTTTCACCTACGACCCCGATCGGCTGAAGCGCTTGACCGGCAATGTTGACCAGGCTCTCTATGCCGGCTATTTCATGAATCCCTCCGATTGCTACCGGGAGGATGTCTGTCTCTACGAGCTTGATAAGCTCGTGTACGGGGCAGAAAAGACCATCACACATCACTTCTGGAAGGGAGACTTTACCATCAATAAGTTTCCCGTCACCAAGCTGGACTACAGCCCTTGGAAGGCGGACGGCTCCTTATCAGAAGTGTTTTACTCCGCATCGGGAGAAGTCAAGTCCACCTCGACTCGGACCATACGGTACGAGAACCAACCATCGCAGCACTATCAAGTGCTGGCGGTGGCTAATTATGCGGCACGTCCATCATCGTGCGGCAGTCCAGTTCTTCTGCACAGGGCGAAGGAGCCGATCCTTGGAATTCACGTGGCGCGTGACGCTACCTCTGGAGACTCATATTTCCAGTTCGTCACTCAACAATGCCTCGTGAAGGCCATGGGAAAAGTCATCGACAGAGAGATCAAGTTTGTCCCAACAGAAATGCAAGGGGCCATTGTGAATATCATCCCGTCAAGGAGTTCACTCCAGTATGAAGGCACTGTGTCCAATCCAGTCTTCTCGCCTACCAAGACCACCCTCGAACACTCGCTTCTCTACGAGTTCAACGAGCCAGCGACCACCGGCCCAGCTCCTCTCTCTCCATCCGATACCAGAATGGACCCAGAGTACAGATCTTACTCGAGCTTCTATGGCCAATTGTTTTCTGGCTATGTAGTGCAAGACAAGCAGTTCTCGAAAGAGGATCTTGAGCCCGCGTACGAATCCATCAAGGAGCATATCCGCCGTCTCGAACATGCCTCAACTGTTCCCAACAAAATCCTCACCATGAGCGAGACTCTCAACGGGCTTCCTCACATCGACCAGAATACTCGGGTTGACATGGGGACATCCTGCGGGTGGCCTTATGCACAACAAGCTCTCTCCAAGAAAGATCTCATTCATGAGGTCGATGGAGAACTCATCGCAGGTACACGACTGGCCCAAGACTACCAAGAAGCGGAGACACTGATCAAGAAAGGTGTAATTCCGTACCTCCCCTTCACTTTGACGATCAAGGACGAGCGGATCAAGCTGGCCAAAATCAAGAAACCGCGGTCACGGCTCTTTGCGTGCGCTAACATCGTGCATTACATGATTAGCAGGAAGTATTTCTATACCAGACTCATGCAATTTTACCATGCTAAAGTCGGCTCCACTTTCTGCTACCCTGCGCTAGACCGCCTTTCTCTCGACTGGCACAAACTCATGTCCCACATGATATCCGTGGGTACAGAGGGCTTTGACTTCGATTTCAGTTTCTGGGACCGAACGATGCAACACCCAATGCTCTACTTGGGCGTTAAAGCGCTTCTCGACGGGCTCGGATTAACGGAGCTCGAGATCGAGACGGTCTGTGAAATGCTTGCATCCCCGACAGCAATATTCCAGCAGCACGCTTTCTTGTGCAATGGAGTTTTGATGTCTGGCATGCTCCTCACATTCCTACTCAACTGTATCATCAACGAGATGATCCATCGCGCAGCATGGATTTCCATCATGCGCAACAATCTGCCAGCCATGATAGAGCTGAGACACTACGAAAAATACGTTACTGCTATA